TACTCAATAGTGTCAGTCTTGGGCTTGAACTGACGGTAGAGAGTGATATCTCTGTGGATACCGATCACCTTGTTATTGGGGAAGGTAAGTTCCACATAACCATGTGAACCAGCAGCGCCAGAGTAGTCGCCCGAAACAGTCTCTGGCATGAGAGGAATCTCAACCAGTGGAATACCGAATGGAGCGAGGCCAGTTGAACCGGGGCCACCATTTGCATACATTGCACCCTGCAGATAAGCAGCGTCACCAGCGGTTGAGGCTGGCGAGGGAGCGCCTGCAGTAGCAGCGGTTGCGCTGTTGGGGTTACCAAGGCTATAGATAGCATCCTGAACCACACCAGAGCCTGAGAAGAAACGAAGATCGCTTCTTCTTTGCAGATACTTTGTGGGAAGGTTACGGAGAACACGGTCGAAAGTAGCTCTTGACACGTTATTACCGCCTTCGTCAACAACCACACCCGATGCCTTCGCAAGCTTTACGAAACCATCAAGGGCCTTGAGTAGTGCGTTGCCAGAGGTAGTGTCGCCATTGATGAACAAGTCATCCATGTCGTTAGCAGTCTGACGAGCCATTGCCTGAGCAATGTGATCCTCAAGCGAGTTGCCTTCGATGTTATCCTCTAGCGACTCGGTGCTGAGTGCCCAGTCAAGACGAAGCTTAACTGTGCTAATTGAAACCTTGCTGAAGGTGACAGCAGCGTTAGTGCTGGTATCGGTTGCCTCAGTAGCCTTAGCCAGCAAACGAGTGCCGACCGAAAGCTTGTCGATTTCCATTTGTGGAGTGCGCATACGAACGACTCTTGCGTTCTGCATAAGCACTGATTGATCAATAACGAAATCAAGGAATCTGTTGGACTGCTCGGGCTTTAATAAACCACCGGAGTCATTACCAACAACACTCGTTGTAACTTCATTAGCTTTTGAAAGAATTTCTTCTTGTGTTGCCATTTTTTTATATCCTCCTAGTTATGACTTATAGCCTAGAGCACTTATAATACCCTGAGGCAGGTACACATTATTCCAAACTGAAGCTGGATGAGACTTAACGATCTGCTCATTCTCATCATCATCTTCTGGATCGACGCTCTTTTTGATAGCGCCTGATTTGCCAAAAGCCTTTACTTGCTCTTCTTGTTCAGCGAGAGCCTTTTCAGTAGCTTCTAACTTCTCTTGAAGCTCAACGCTGTTGGCTTCAAAACTCTTTGTGAGATTGTCGATCTTTTCTTGCATTGCTACTTCAACTTCTTCTTTAATCGAAGAAGCAAAAGCAGTTAGCTTCTGATCTACAACGGCACCAAGAGCGTCCTTAAGGACTTCGATATCCATTTCATCCTCCTGTGTAGTGATAGACTCTTCAACTATTGAAATGGTTGAAGTATTTTCTTGAACATCTGGAACCAGCCAGTTTATCATTCTCTTAATTAAAGAGAGCTTATTGACCTCTTGCTCGTTCATAGTTTCAACTGTATCATATTGTACATGATTTTGCAATGATTCATCTTGCATTTTAATAAGTTTTATATTTTCATCTGAATCAAACTTTTCAACCTCTGACTTTTCAGTTATGCCAAAAGCCATGTTTAAAAGATTCATAATATCTATTAAATCTGATTCTTCTGTATCATTCTCTTCTTCCGCTGGATCATCCATATCTTCTTCTGGAATTGGAATTTCTACACCGCCAGCAAGCAATGAAGATTTGAGTTGCCAGCCCCACTTCTGATGCTTATCAATTCTATCTGCAATGAAGTTTGCAATACCCTGTTCATTTGATGAACTAGCTATATTGAAAGCGTATTTCAATACATCTACTAAAGTTTTATTCTTCATATACAAATCTAATGATAGATCTTTAGCGTCAGAAGAGGCTGAATCGTCTTCGTATTCTGAGTGATCTTCCATGTCGCCAATAGGCGGGGGAAAGTCATTCAGTTTTCTAATATTCTCTGCAAAAGAATCTATAGAATCATAAACATCTTCATAAATATCTTTGAACAAAGAATGGTACTCAAAGAAATCAGGCCCTTCAACATTCCAATGTGCCCTGTGTGCTGCAAAGTAAAAAACGACAGCATTAGATAGGGTACATTTAAGAACATCATTTAGAGTCGTATATTCAGTATAGTCTTTTCTCATTGATGACTCCTTTTTTGTTTTCTTAACTTTCTTTTTTCTATTCTTTGGATAACCTTGGGCTGGGTATTTTAACCCAGCATCCATGTTTGAAGTAGCTACTTCACCCTCTTTAGAAATATTGAATTCTTCCAATATTTTTGAATAGTCCTCGTTGATAAAATAATTCATATCTTGCATTAAGATATCTTCATCTTCTTCAAGAATTTTATTTGCATCTTTTTCTTTTAACTTGGCATATCTCTCTAGAAGCCTTCTGCCTTTAGCCGCAAGTGCAGCGGCATCCTGAGCATTCTGAGGGACTGGCTCGCCCCAAGCGGCGGCAGACAATGCCAATCTAGTTGGTCTACCCTTTTCATCTTTCATAGGCCCAGATGGATTAGTAAAGAATCTTGTTAAGAAAGATCCTTTTCTTCTCATTTTTTCAGGAGTATTGGCTGGGCCTTTAACACCGGGCTTAAGGTTTGCGCCTTCTGTTTGCTTGAAGTGTCTCCTACCAGCGGCAGTAAGGCCTCCTTTTGGATCTTTCAAAGGCTGCTTCGCTGCTTTCAATACTTCTTCTAGAGCATATTCTAGATTGCCAAGTGTATCCATTTTAATAATATCTACTGTAGCAAGAGCATTAGCTGGATTATCTACCAAACTAAGCTCGCCAAGTCTATATTTCTTAATAATGTTAACAGGCTTGCCTCTGAACATACGAGTAGAGTCCATCTTCTTTTCAACAATAGACCCACCAATAGAAAAGGCACGAAGTGTGCCATCTAGAACTTTTTCCCAAGTATCTTGAGCGCCTTTTGAAATATAAGCCTCTACTTTAATAGCATTATATTCTTCGCCATCTTCGCTCTTCACTCTTATTGGCTCATATTTAATAGCTTTGCCAACAGCAATTGGGCTATGCATTTCTCTAATGTTGCCAGCCCAGTTTTCAAAAGCTTCAAGAGAAGCCTCAAAATCTACAACATCACCTGTTTTATCAATATTGTCTGCTGTTGCAATACCAACAACAATTCTTTCTTCTTTTTTTATAAAAGATATTGGAAAGTCCAATGTGAAATTATTCATTATACACTCCATAATAATCTAATTGCAATAAAAAAACAAATTATCCTATTGCAAAGACTGACACGGTGATATTTGCTGTCAGCACTTCCATTTGCGTATAATCACCGGGTATTTTTACATATGCACGCGTAGCTTGATTAGGCGTATGAGGAATATTTATACTATAAATATTATTTAATTTAATCGTAGCATCTAATGTTACATCAGTATTTAAAATATAAACACATGATGTATGATGATTAAAATTAATCACACCATTTAAACTAGTTATAGCAGTATTTGAATATACTAAAGATCCGTTCATTTTTCTCCTTATCCGACTGCAAACACAGAAAGAGTAACGCCTGCAGTAAGAATTTCAAAAGTCGTATAATCGCCGGGTATTTCATTATAAAAATGAGCCTCAACTTGACCATGGCCTATTCTTACAATATATTTTCCATTTAATTTAACATCAGCAAAATCTAGTGATTGACTCATAAAATATATTGAGTCGGTATGATGATTTAAACTCACCACACCATCAGCACTAGTCGCTGCTGGATTTGAATACACTAAAGTGCTTTCGCTCATTGATTGCCTCCATTGTTCTGGCCAGAATCTTGACTCTGGCCTCTTTCAGCTTGATCGCCATTTGCTACATTGTCAGAAGCCCCCGCTGGTGTGTCTACTCTCGCCTTCGGAGGAAATTCTGATTGATTATTAGAATTTCCAAACGGAGCGCCAGCGCCTTCTTTCTTAATCTTTGTTGGGAATGGCAAAACATCGTCGCCATCAGTTCTTTCAGGGAATCCTAAATGACTTCTGACTTCATTAGGACTTACGACTTCTGTTCTCAAATATCTATCGTATATTCTTGACTGAATATCTTCATCAACAAGATCAATTCTCTTAAATCTTAAACATAAAAGATCAGTAAATTCTGCAACAATTCTGTTTATTCTTTTTTCTATAATGGCTTGATCTGGGCCAATTACTTGAGTCTTAAATGTCTTATCTGCGTCCCTAGACACAGCTAAATTAGCATTGTCATAAACGCCAACTTTTGGAGCCGGTACTCTGTTTGCTACTAGAATTTCATCCCTATTTGATTTTCTGTACTTATCAAACGAAGCATCTTGAATCCCAGCTTCTAGTTTTTCAAATTTAATATCAGCGTCAGAACCTATAGAAGCAGGAACTGGTATCACCAGTGTTCCATGGTTTCTTCCCTTAACTTCATTTCTAAAATAATTAATCAACTCTTGTTTTGATTTTGCACTTAACTTAGCGCCTTTAATAATTATTGCGTATCTAGGTATAGCTTTGTTTTCAAAATAATCAATATTATATTCTTTTGCAAACTTATCACCAATAATTGCTGCAGCAGCAGAAACTGCTGGAGATATACCATAGTATGTATTATTTGGTGAATACAGTTTGAAATGTATCATCTCATTAGGATTAGGATCATTATTGATTGGGTCAGGAGTTTCTTTATCCTGAAAGTTCCTAAAGAAAACAGCTTGGATCTTGTTGCTTCTAGCCATTTGAACAAATCCATCACGCTTTCTGCGAACACGAACAAGGACTGAGGGAACATGGCCGATATATCCAATTTCACCAGATACAGTTCTACCTATTTCAAGATATCCGTTTCCTGTGCATAGAACATCTAGCCAAACACGTACCATTGTTTCAATAAAAGTCTCTTCATCATTTAGATTTTCAAATATATCTTCTAATCTATCTTTTTCATCATGAAGAGATTTTCTTACTCTTGCCAGCTTTTCTTCATTATCTTGAGATTTCTCAATCTTTCTTCTAGCTTTTGTAGTTTCTACAAATTCAAATCCAAGCCCAACAGTGTTCATAACTCTGGCATTAACAGCGGCATTTTGAATTGCGCTTTGATCAAAAAGACTAGCTAAATTCTCTTGATCGTATGGCGGATAAACAACATCAAATAATGAATATCCAACAATTTGCTCTGGATCTATATATTTAGTTCCAACACTATCTGGATTTCCAGTCATCTTCTTTTGAAGCGAATAATATTTACGCTTCATCTTGGGAGAAAGACTATTCAATTTAATATTGCTAAATGGATCAGATGATTCTAATTTAGAAATTATTTGATGATAAGTAAGTTCATCTATTTCAACGCCTTCAGAAATATCTTGATCATCTATATGAGTCAAAGTCATTTATTTCTCCTTAAATAAGTATCTAAAACATCTTCGTATGGATCTGGGGTATACCCAAGGCTAAGTCTCTCTTGCTGATCTTCTCTTTCGGAATCAGAAACTTTTCTAGCCCCCGGTATCCAAGCAGCATAGCCTTGATCATCACCAGTCCAATACTTAACAGCCTCAAGAACTTGAGCCTCTACTTTCTCATCATTTATAAATCCTTCTGCGCAAAGGACATTTTTATCAGCGTCCATAAGAGGAAGGCCATCTGGCATAATCCATAGACAGATGCCATATGCCCTTTCTG